TAGAACAAATAAGTAAAGACTTTGGGGTTGATCCTTTTATGACCGATCCACAAGAGCTTCCAACTAATGACCAAGAGCTGTCATTGTATATGCAACTGAATTATAAACCAGGTATAGAGATAGCAGAAGAAGAAGCTATCAATACTGTACTTGAGGAGAATCATTATCAAGATGTTCGTAAGAGAGTTGACTATGACCTTACAGTACTTGGTATAGGATGCACCAAGCATCAATTCTTACCGGGTCAAGGTATTCAAGTTGAATATGTAGACCCTGCGAATATTGTATATAGTTATACTGAAGACCCTCACTTTAAAGATTGTTTTTATTGGGGAGAAGTGAAGACTGTTCCAATCACAGAGTTGGTAAAGATTAATCCTGATATTACCAATGAGCAAATGAAAGAGGTTAGTAGTTATAGCCAATCATGGTATGACTATTACAATGTTGCTCAACAGTATCAGAACGATATATTCTATAGAGACTCTTGTACGTTATTATACTTCAACTATAAAACTACAAATACTTTTACTCATAAAAAGAAGAGACTTGAGTCTGGTGGGTACAAGGTAATTGAGAAGGATGACCAGTTCAATCCACCTGCTGAAATGATGGAAGAGGGTAGGTTTGAAAAGGTTGAAAAGAAGATAGAGGTTTGGTACGAGGGTATCATGGTGATGGGTACAAATATAATATTGTGATGGGAGATGATGGAGAATATGGTTCGTCCAAAGTCTGCTAGTCAATATGCTATGCCTAGCTATGTAGCGTGCGCTCCTAGAATGTACAAAGGAAATATTGAATCATTGGTTCGGAGGATGATTCCTTTTGCCGACCTTATTCAAATTACACATTTAAAACTTCAACAGGTAGTTTCTAAAATTGTACCTGATGGAGTCTTTATAGATGCCGATGGCCTGAATGAGGTAGACCTTGGGACAGGTCAAGCATATAATCCTGAAGATGCACTTAGAATGTATTTTCAAACAGGTAGTGTTATTGGTAGAAGTTATACTCAAGATGGTGATTATAACCAGGCTAAAATACCCGTTACTCAGCTTACTGCTAACTCAGGACAAGCAAAGATGGGAGCATTGATTGGTAACTACAATCATTACTTAGATATGATTCGTTCAGTTACAGGATTGAATGAAGCAAGAGATGGCTCTACACCTGATCCAAACTCTTTAGTTGGTGTACAAAAGTTAGCAGCATTAAATTCCAATACTGCAACTAGACATATCTTAGATGCTAGTCTTTATATCACACGCACAATTGCTGAAGGACTTTCTTGTCGTATATCGGACTTGTTAGAATACGCAGACTTCAAAGATGAGTTTGCTATGCAAATTGGAAAATACAATGTTGGTATACTAGATGAGATTAAAGACTTGTATATCTATGACTTCGGAGTATTTATAGATGTTGCACCTGATGAGGAGCAAAAGCAAAAGTTAGAAGAAAATATTCAGATGGCTTTGTCTAAGGGAGATATAAACTTAGAAGACGCTATTGATATTCGTGAGCTTAGAAACATTAAGTTAGCAAATCAATTGCTAAAAGTTAAGCGTACACAAAAAGCTGAGAAGGATCAGCAGATGGCTATGCAACAGCAACAGCAACAAGCAGAGATTAATATGCAGTCACAACAAATGGCGGCACAAACTGCTATGCAAAAGTTAGAAGCAGAGACTCAGTCTAAGATGCAAATCAAACAAGCAGAGATTGCATTTGAGATTGATAAGATGACGCAAGAGGCTCAGTTAAAGTTTGCATTGATGGAAAAAGAATTTAACTTAAATATGCAGATTAAAGGCGTAGATCAACAAGGGTTAGCGGATAGAGAGCTTCAGCGTGAAGACGCAAAAGCACAGCGCATTAGTCAGCAAAATACTCAGCAGTCTAAATTAATCGATCAGCGTAAAAAAGATTTACCACCTATTGATTTTGAATCCAACGAAGATTCGTTAGATGGTTTTGACTTTGCTGAATTTAACCCTAGATAGGGATAAGTTTTTTATTGTAACTTTGTAAAAATATAATTAAATGGAAATTAAAGTAAGAGCAGTAGAGGATCAAGGAGAAAAATCAGTTCAAGAAGTTGAACAAGAATTACTTCAAAAGCATGAAGAGCAACTTGAAGGAGATAACGGTAACGAATCAGGAAATGAATCAAGCCCTCCGAGTGCCACCTCCACGCAAGAGCAAGAAGATATACAGCCGCAAGGCGAAGCACAAACTCAAGCCTCGGAGTTAAAAGAGGAAGACGTTCTTTCATATATAGGAAAAAGATATGGTAAAGAGATAACATCATTAGATGAACTAGCTGAGGCTCGTAAAGAGAATGAGGAGTTACCTGAAGATGTTGCTACCTATCTTAAATTTAAAAAAGAAACTGGTAGAGGTTTAAATGATTTTGTTAGTGCTAACAAAAATTATGATGACCTTGATCCAGACCAACTCTTAGCAGAGTATTATCGTCAGACTGAAAAGGAACTAGATGGAGAAGATATTAGCTACCTCATCAAAGACAAGTTTGGTTATGACGAAGATTATGACGAAGATGATGTCATAAAGAAAAAGAATATCGCTAAGAAAAAGGAGCTTGCAAAAGCTAAAGATTTCTTTGAGGATTACAAACAGAAATACTCCACCCCACTAGAGTCTAGTGCCGGGTCGGCTTCTGTGGAAAACCAAGAAGAGGTTCAGGCTTACAAGAAATATATAGATGATGCAAAGACGTATCAAGAGGAGCTAGAGAGAAAGTCAAAGTGGTTTGTAAATAAAACCGAAGAGGTGTTCAACGATGAATTCAAAGGTTTTGATTTCAAAATTGGAGAACAGCAAATAACATTCTCGCCTGGTGATAAGTCTGAGTTAAAGAAGAATCAACTAGATGTAAACAACTTTGTAAATAAGTTTCTAGATGAGTCGGGAATGATGAAGGATGCCAAAGGATATCATCGAGCATTATCGATTGCAATGAACCCTGAAAAGTTTGCTCAATTTTTTTATGAGCAAGGAAAAGCCGATACGGTTACGGACTCTGCAAAGAAGTCGAAGAATATAAACTTCAACTCTGTACGATCCACACCAGAGGTTTCAAACAAAGGGGGAACGCAAATTAAGGCACTTAGTTCGACATCGAGCAGGGGTCTGAAAATTAGATCGAAAAAAAATAACTAACAAAGTCCTCTGAATAAAATAGGAGGCATTTAAAAAAATGGCTGGAAATTTAGTCGCTGGTGGCGTTGCGTTGCAACCATCAGCAGAACAGGTAGCATTGTCTACCAATTACATTACAAACTTTGACTTCTTGAATCAGTATCTTCCAGATACTTACGAGAAGGAGTTTGAGAGATATGGTAACCGTACCATCTCTGGATTTTTAAGAATGGTTGGTGCAGAGATGCCATCCAACTCTGACCTCATCAAGTGGGCAGAACAAGGACGTTTGCACACAAAGTATACTGCGTGTACATTAGCTACTTACACTGGTGCTGAAACAACTCAGATTGTTACAGTTCCGCTTGCACAGTTAAACCCTGGCACAGGTGCAATCGCTGTTCGTGTTGGTCAGACAGTTTTCCTTTCAGACGAGACTGCTGCTTCAACATTCTCTAACAAAGCAATTGTTACTGCTGTTGGAACTGGTGCGCTTGCAGCTAACCAATTCTCTGTTGCATACTACGAAGCTACTCAGGCTGCTTACGCTGGTGCAAGTACTGTTTCTATGTTTGCATATGGTTCTGAGTTCCAAAAGGGAACAAGTGGAATGGTAGGTTCATTAGAAGCTGATGATCTTTTCTTATCTAACAACCCTATCATCCTTAAAGACACATATGCTGTCAATGGTTCTGATATGGCGCAGATTGGATGGGTTGAAGTTACAACTGAGAATGGAGCAAACGGATACCTATGGTACTTGAAGTCTGAGCATGAAACAAGATTACGTTTCGATGATATGCTAGAGACTGCAATGATTGAGGCTGTTCCTGCTGTTGCTGGTTCAGGTGCAACTGCTGCTGGATTTGTTGGTTCTGAAGGTATCTTTAGTGCTGTAGGCGCAAGAGGTAATGTTTGGAACGGTGGTTTCCC